TTTTATTCAAATCTGAAACTTGACCATCAATTTTTTTGAAGACATCAGTCAAAGAAACAATATCATCTTCGATATCTTTCTTTTGGGAATTCAAGATTCCTACAATTTTACTTAGGTTTTCAATGTCGGATTCTACTCCTGCTTTTTCCACTTGAATTCTTGAAAGCTCAATAAGCTGTCGGGTAACTAAATCTTTTTCTTTTTTCTCTAATTCTTCAATTCGTCCAATAACTTTATTGATACTAGCCGTTATCTCTGTGTTAGAATCAGCCACTTCTCTATTCTTTTGTTCTAATCCCTCTTTTTCATCACGGAGAGCAGAAATTTCCGAGAGGAGGGCATCTCTCTGACCAGCCCAAGTTTTCAGTTGTTCTTTTTGTTCTGGGGTAATTTCTTGCATGTTTTTAGTACCTTAACGAATAATGACAGGACCCATTGAAAGTTCCACCAGTGACAATCAAGATAAAAGCTTCACCGGGACGACATTCAAACCGAGGAGCATTATCTTCACCCGGTTCATCCTGTTCGGTGATACCTTGACCGGCATCCAAAGTAAAGGAAGCGAGGGTTCGTGACCCGGCTTTTACGATTAGATTACCAGCACTAGCGAGGTCTCCGATGAGCTCGTGAACATAAATCCAAGCTCCATCAACAGCGGCGATTACGGTCGTATCTCCAACTGGGGCTGCGACCGGAATGGAAATTTTTCTTGTGTGTGCATCTTGTAACATAGTTTTAAAATTAAGCGAATAAAGAGGTAGTTACCCTACCCATGTGAGAGCCCGGGTCAAGCGGGCACTCACTGGAAAGGCTAGTTTAGACAGTAGCTCCGTCACCGTCAGACCACATCCAACCACGAAGGTCAGAAGCACCCATAACAGCAAGAGAGTTGAAGTTCATAACTAAGTCTTGGTTGCCCAGAGCATCAACAACAGCTGGCTCGGCTCGAGTAGGAAGAGCTTCAATATATTTGAAACCAAAATCTTCGTTCATCATCTTGGAATCAAACATACCCCACATCAACCCGTCCATAGCGAGATTTTCGTATGGAGACAACTCAACAATCTTGAATGTGTCAGTCGCAGGAGCGTTGTTGAACACATTAGTCTGTTGAGGAGCAAGACCCTTATCAATCGTAGCCTTGATAGTCTTGGCGAACTGGGCGGTGGTAGAACCACGGCGACAGACCAAAGTATCTAGGTCAGAAATCAAAGGATTACCACGACCGTCCTTCTTTAGAGAGTGCAAGCGTCTTGCAGCCAATAATGAAGAGTAAGTGAACTGTGGGGAATTCGTTGCCCCATCGACAATAACATTAGACCAAGCAGCACCACCGTCTTCACGAGGGTGAACTTGAGACCAATATTCAACAGCATCCGCACCAATCGTAGAGACTGGAGTGGCAACTCCTACATTGTTAATAGGAGTCCAAGTGAACGAGGTGTTGAAACCTTGAGCCAAGAGAGATTGAGCAAAGTAGTTCTTGGCGTGTTCAATGGCATTTTTCCCATCAAGCACTTTAGACTTAACTGAAGACTTGATTTTAGCAGCTGGACTTTCGAACAAGAAGAAGTTTGTCTGAAAAGTCAAACGAACTTTCTTGGTAAAGTGCATCTGGGTATAGTTCTTCGAATATCCCTGAATAGGGGCATCGGAAGCACCGATTCCGCCATCTGGAATAATTTCACCCATACCCAAACCAGTTGCTCCAACATCGGTATAAATACGCTCGTTGTTATCAACCTTGTACATGAAGTCGAGATATTCCGGTTTAACATCCGGAGATACCTTTGGAGCGACATGCTTGAGGACATTGTTTACGATAACAGCGTAATCATTTATTGTTCCTAACATGATTTTCTATAATTAGCTATTAAACAAATTCAACAAGAATTTTCTTGTCGCCTGTCGCTCCGAATACACCGACCTGCTTAACAACACCAGCTGGGTCCGTAGTCCCTGTGTTGTTAATTGTGTATGCGTTTGCACCAACAATCATCAATTGACCATTATGAGTGGCATCAGAGTTGTTGGTTGAATTTACTAAGAAAACATCACCCTTGAAAATTTCAATTACCGGGACTTGAGTGAGAGCCTCGGCAGCTGCGATAGTTTGATTACAAACACCAACGATAGTCGAAGGAGTTGCACCAGCCGCAGCATCAACAGCCAACCCGGAAGTCTCTACCATCAAGTAATTCTGCGTGGTAACAGTACCAGACGCTTTATTTACTAAACGAATAGAACGAGTTGGATTTTTGATTATAGCCTGAATGAATCCAGTCATTTTTTTAAGTTTGGATTATAGTAGCTACCTAGTTATCAGAGAGAAGTTCTATTGCCTTTGATTCCGGCATCCCACTGGCAACCATTTCATCAATGGACTTACGCACCTCGGGAGAGAAATCGGTTTTTGGAACACTTCCACCGGGGAACTGCATCGCATTAACCTTTTCTTGAACATTAGCACTTTTGAGAACTCTTTCCTGAATGGTCTCTGAAGGCTTAAACATGTTTTCTCGAGCAAGTTCTAGGACCGTCATCAACTCTTTACCACTTTTGTTTTGCCAATTGTAGTTGTCGTCAACGAAATCAAAGAATACTTCTCGAACATCTTCATCTTTAAGTTCAGCATGCCTTTCAACAAAATTTTCCAATGTGCTCTTGACTTCACCGGCTAAGCGTTCCTGTTGGATAACCGCTTGGATATCCTCTTTAGTCGCCCCACCTAGTTCTTTCAAGCGTTCTTTGTCGGCTTTCAAAGCTTCATCTTCAATATCTTCTCCTTCCTTCTTGGTCTCTACTCCGCCATTATTCAGCGGATTGATAATTTTGTCGGTTCCGTTAAGATTTTTTAATTGGCCTTTTGCCTTCTTAATTTCATCCGACAATTGTTGCTTCTGCTCGGGAGTCGTAGCGAGTTTGCGTCTTTTGACTAAATCAAGGAGAGCAATTCGTTTCTCGAAAGATTCATCAGATTCGAATTTTCCTTTATTTGGTACTCGGAACTCATACTCACCGTCTTCCTTTTTTGCTTCTTCAACTGGAGGTTTTGCTGGTTCCCCCTCCTTCGGTGTTTCAGGAGTCTCCTCCTTATTCTCCTCCGGCTTGGCTGGCTCTTCCGATTTATTAGGAGAAGCCAACTCTTTTCCAGCTTTGACCGCAGAGATTGATTCTTCGAGTTCTTTATCGAGCTCGGATTCGTCATCTACTGGTGTCTCTATTTTTTCTTTTTCTGGGTCCATATTTTTCCTACCCGTATCGTGGGTGGTGACGATGGTTTATTATTTATAATTATATAACGGCATATTTTAAACTGCAATGACTATCGGTCGGAAAACTTAACAAACGGCACAATTCTTTTCAATTTTAATTTAAGGGTATCTAAATTAACGGAGCCTTCTGTTAAAAATGAAATAGCGTGCTTCTGGAAATCGCCTTCCGTTGAATTGTTGTGTTCACCAACAGTAGACGAATACTTTATCGGGATAATAACAAGATAAACTTCTTTGTCTCTCGCTTTGTAGAAGAGGATATTATCTTTCGGATTAAAGACCTTGTTGAAAACTTCCAACAAATCTTCACGGTCAACGGCATATCCACAGGATGCTTCAAATGACGATGGAGCTTTACCTCCAAAGAAATAATCAGCTTCAGACACCTCTTCGCCAATGGTATTCTTTAAAACAACCTTCTTGACTGGCTTAGCTGCTGGAAGAGGATTGTTTTCTGGGGCTACTGGTGGAAGTCCGGTAATCGGATTCACTACCGGTGGGGCTGGCGGAGTCTGCTTAGGCTCCTTATTAGTAGTGGTATTCTTGTTGCCTTTTTTAATTGTTTTTTCTTTTGCCATATTTTTCCTACCCGTATCGTGGGTGGTGACGATGGTTATTTAATATCTACTTGTTTAAACGACTTATAAAACTTTTTTACATACTCCTCCATCTTGGGGGTTATTTTTTTCTTAACCTCATCAAGATATTCCTTCGTAATCTCAAACCTTGGAACAGACATATCAATTTTTGCAATCTTGTACCCCTCTTCAATGATAGCGAATTCGAGTGGGTACGGATGCGAATAGTTGATATTTATTTCCTGCCCCGCTTTCATGTCTTTGTCTAACACGCACTTCAGCTGACGACCAACCTCTACCACATTCACCTTTGTCATCTCGACAAAAGTTGGAGATAAAGTATCAGTGTTCACCTGCTCGACCAAGAAACTAATCATCTCATCTGCCGATATTACAAATTCATCGCCAGACTTGCTGATAAATTTCATTAGTTTTTTTGCTTCCGCCTCCGGTGAGTATTTCAGCTGGATTGTATAATCCTTCTGTTTCAGTTCAATTGCGGTCATTCTTTTGGTTCAAATAATCCTCCTTTTCTAATCATCTCAAGGTGGTCGACCATTGTTCGTAACATTGTACCCTGAACCTCAAGAGTAATAGCATTAACGATTGTCTTCCATTCCGTGTCTGCGACAATCGGGACTTTGGCCATGATATCTTTCATCAATTCTATAATAACCGGAGCGTGTTCACTCTGGGCCAATTTTATCTTTTTTTGGTCTAAACTTTGTTCTACTGGAATTTCTTGGTCGTCCATTTTATCTAAATAGCTTTCGCTTATTATCGTAAGTAATACTTTCGTCTGGGTTATGAATATAATAGTAGGCTCCTTGAGTATTGTCTTGATAGTTTCCTGAACGAATTTGTTCGGAAATGGCATCTAAAATCGCATCAACTTCCTGCTTCTTAGCTAAAGCTACTGGGTCAGGTGGGTTATGATACGCCTGATATTGTTTACCACCATACGCCTGATACTGGTTTGGCATTGCCACAATTTCCGCCAAGCTTTTATTCATCCCACGCTCTTTATAAGCTCGAGCTCGGTTAAGAGTTGTATTCAAAATAACATTCGCTTCCAATTCTTTTTTAGCCCTGTTGCGATTACTGATTTCACCATAAATAAGTGGACGCATTGCTTTCAAATCATCATCTGTGATATCCACTCCTCGGTCTTTGAGGTTGTATCTTCCGGGGGCCGCCATTGCGACTGCCGCTGGTTGCTTCATCGCTTCAGCCACATACGGTTTTGGTTGGAACATCCCAGAAAGAGGCCCGGTCATTTTTCCTGCCATTTTGCTAACTGAATTGTAAATATCTTTTATCGCCATTTTTTATCCCGGAAAGAATCCGGTTGAATTAGCTGCTCGTCCGACAGAAGCATCAACCGCCGCTCCCATTGGAGCCTGTGGTCGTGGAACTTCGTTTGGATTTTGAGGTTGGGTTGGACTCATTCCGTCACCGGCCATCTCCTGACCCATTGGCAAAGATTCTCCACCGCCAGCTTCTCCGCCGGCCATGTTTAACATCGCTGCTTCTTTAGCCTTACGCTTGATTTCTTCGTCCTGCATTTGTTTCTGCATTTCAGATGGTTGCTTCCCAAGAATTGCATCGTAATCAGCTTTGGAAATGTAGTCGTAAATATCCTGATTCTGAATATCCAATAATTGTTCCAAAGCCATCAGTTGCGAAGCCGCTGCTTCCGGGTCTTGATTGCGGAGAGAGAATATCAAAGTAATTTGATTGGTGATAACAGGGAAGAGAGCCATGAAGGTCTGCTTCTGAATTTCCAGTGATGGCAAAAGCATCGAATCCGGGTCAATAATGAATTCAATATAGTCAGACATGTGTCCGGTATTCTTCAGCTCTTCGAACAACTTACGAGAAGAAATCTGACGAGTTGGAACATTTTCCATCATCTCCCCTTCCGGAGTAAAGTCAAAATTTAATCGCAGATTAGGAGAGGCGGCAGCAATCAATCCGGTCGCTAACCCTTCATCATTGATAACAGTTTCTGACTCTACGAAATAGTCCGGATTTTGTTTTACGAATTCCGCCAGTTGGTCTTCAGTATCAATCATAAAAATCTTATCCACTGAATAAATCTGAAGCATCCAAGTATTTGCAATGTGAGCATCTCTTTCCAACCCAGTCACCATCGAATTCTTTGGTGGAGTCAAACGATTGTAAGCCGCTTCTTTCAAGATAACGGTTGAGCCCAAGGTCGTTTCGGATTGTGTTCCCGCTACGATATTGTTCACGCCGGTATTCTCTTCGATAGCTTGCTTTTGTTTGTCGGCAAATATAATTCCCTGCTGAACATTCCCGGAGGTTTTCACGACATCAATGTCTGACCCGGGATGTTTTGGATTGACGATATTCGGACCACGCTTGTAAGTGGCTGTCCCATTCTGAACTTGAGCTCCGAACAAGAGAGGGAAAATTTCCGCCTCTACCTGTTGAGCATTTAAGGAATTGATATAGGTATAGATAGCGGTATTTCCTCTCATCATTTCGTACAGTCCTACTCCGTGTGGGTCGTTCATATCACGAACAAAACACCGAGCGGTGACTACCGAACCGTGTGAGCCGTCATTAGGAAGTTCACCATCATAAATGAGCATCTTTCCACAAACAACAACATAGCGATTCAGCAATTCGTTTTCGTAGTAACCAATCGTGACATGAGTCTGAACTTTATCAGGATTTTCGTCTTTCGCTTCTTCCGAAGCCGAACAGTATTGCAGTTTCTTTTTATTCTTTTTCGCCTCGGGATACATCGCATAAAAATCATCCTTTGGAATATCCCGCTCGTAATAAACTTCACCCCAAGACCAGTAGTCTCCGTGGTTGAAGCCAACACCTAACCAAGTCCGGGCACAGTCCAAAGATTCTCGGTAAATATCATCAAACAAAATTTTAACTGTTCCCTTTCGTGGAACCTGCACTCGCCGTGGATAAACTCTCCACGCTGCCCAGCCGTAAGTGAAAAGATTCTGGTAGGTAAGCATCAGAGTATTTGCTCCGTTGCCTCCAGCCATAGACCAACTTCGCTTCCACAATTCGTAGGAAGCTTTGGCGTAAATTTTATCATCAGCAATAACTTTCGCATCCGGCAATTTACCAGCCAAGACGGAAGTAGCAATCATAATTTTTGAAAAAGCCAATGGTTCTTGAGACACCGGGACTCCCGAGCGATTTTGGTCTCGGTCACTAAGTTTCTGGGGATAGACATTGATGTCGTAAGCCCCATTCGCCATCTTATTATAGAAGACCATCGAACCCCAGCCGGACTTCTCGTACAGTTTTTGCCCGTAACTTACTCCAGTATTCATCAAATTTCCGTCAATTTCATTCTTTAGAGTATCGAATTTCTTACGATACTGCGTTTCTTTCATCTGTTTCTTCTTATTGTCGATGAAAGTTATTGACTCGGACTCCGATTTTTTATTTTTTTTATATTTTGAATTTTCTGGGTCCATTTTTTTATTATTAGAGATGTGTTCTAATAAGTATAATGCCTACTGTTTCAGTATGCAAGTGATTTTATGCACTTTTACAAATCTCGGTCGATTTTTTCGAATTTTTTCTCAATTCTTCTCCAATAATCGCTGCCTTTGATGCCATGATGGCATCTTTTTTCCTTTTTTGAGCGTCTGGTGCGATGAGAACGATGAAAAACTACATTTTTACCGCCATTTACCGGATTTTGAAATTCTAAATTATGATGGAGTGATTTGATTCGGGTACATCCCATTGCCTTCGTTGAACATCAAGGACATTGTGCTTACGCCTTCTCCGGGTTTAGTATCATCGACATACTTCCCTTGCTCTTGGAGTACAGCGTATCCAATTGCCGAGGCCATAATCACATCATCGTGCTTTTTATCCATCGCTTCAGGACGGCCTTTTTGGTTTCTGATAAAAGTTAGCATCTCATTTAATAGTACCGCAGGGAATCCGTTCTCTTTCCTAAAGAATACCGCCTTGAGAGCCGCCAACGAGAATGGTCTAGTCGCCGCTGTGGTCTTCCAACCAAAAAACTTCGTCACCTTCTGGGTGATATCATCGAACACCTTCCGATAGTACAGATTGATGTAGCCCAGCTTCTCCAGTGCATCGTTGACCCAGAGCCCGTCCTTGTTCACCTCAATCGCAAGCAGAGCCCAGTTGTAGAACTTCCCAAGCTTGTACGCCTCTCCCGCCAACTCATCCGGAGCAACTTGCGACCGGTAGACCGCCGCACAATCCTCGGTCTGGTGGTCAATCACATACAACACCTGTGCATCCCCGGAGGCCAAGCCTTCAGCCGTATCTCCTCCAATAATGTAGCGATGTCCCGGCTCTGGCTTTTTAAATACCTCCAAACTCCCAGCGGAATGTTCGTTGAAAATTACTTCCCCCTTATCATTATTCCCCAACTCACCTCTCGTCCCGGAAACAGTTTCATTCAACAATCTCGCCACCTTCGCCGTTGAGAAATAAGTCTGTCCGGTAGACAGGAACGCCTCCTCGTGAGTCGTTGGAAATTCCTGCATCAATTTCTTAATCGCATCCGGAGAATTCTTTCCACCGAACTGCAACCACTTCATATAATAGTATGTTATCTCCTTGTCGGTCAGGCTGTGCTCCTTCTGATACTCCGCCCAATCAATCTCACACGCCTCCATCTTTGCGACCGGAATGTTTTCGTAAATCTTTTTCATTTCCATATCATCGTACTGCCAGTTGTAGAAGTGAGGCAGGAACTGCACCTGTGATAGTAACGGAGTAATCTTTTCTCGAGACAACCAATTCTCGTTGAAGATTTCGTAGAATCTTCCCGCCATACCTTCCGCCGTACTTTCAATAAATATAAATCCATCAAAAGGAACCGCCGGGAATGTTCCCGACTCAACCTCCTCCGCTCTTTTCGGAAACATCACGCACATCTTCGCAAATTCCGAAATGTGCACATAGTGGTAAGTCCCCGACCGTCCAGATACGGAGACAGCAATACTAGAGGTGGAACCTTTCTCCGGTCCGTAATCAATCACCGACTGAATCTTTCGAGCGGAGTTGTGGTTAATTTTGAAATAAGCTCCCTTCACATCTTCAGCCATATTACGAACAGCAAAGTCAATCTTCTTGTCGAAAATCTGCGTGGCATCCTCAACCTTGTGAGCGATGATTATTCCTTCCTTATTATTATTAAAAAGAATCGAGTCCAAAAGGAAGAGGTCAATGAAAGTCGTGAAGCCCAACTGCCGACTCTTCAAGATACAGTGCCGATGGTACGGGTGGGGGATATTCAAATAATGGTCGAAGAAATGTTTCTGGGCTCGGTTCATCGAGAACACCTGCTTGTCTCCGTCCTTCGTAATAATCCAATACAAATTATTCAAACGCCACTCCTGATTTTTTATCAGGTCCAAATTTTGAGTTAGCAGTTCGACAATTCGTTCATTATGTTCCTTATATAAATTTGCCATCATCAACTTGGTTAAAAGTCTCCTCCGCAATCCGCAGAAGTTCCTCCTCCCTCTTCTGATAAAACCGCTGCATCTTCCGCACCTCTTCCAACTGTTTGTAAATCAGGAACGGAGTCAACGGGTCCGGCCTTACACCCTGAAGAACCGTATCTCTCACTTGAAGCGGTAGCTTTGCAAACCTCCTATAAAATTCGTGGAGTTTCATATTTAGAAATCGTTAGCGTCATCCTCCGTTTCATTGTCAACTGAATTGTTAACCACGGGAGCCTCGAGAATGTTTCCGGTATTCAGCGTCTGGTTTTCTATATGTTGCATCACCACGGTGCGGAGCTTGTTTCCTTTGGAATCATCCTCTCCTTTCTTTCTCGCCTCCGGATTAAATTTCGACCATGCGTTTCCAATCGCATTAAGTGCTCCAACTAAATCCTTGTTTGAAAATCCATCGAACCCTCTCACCTTAAATTCATGCAGAGCCGCCAGTGCGACATTATTTGAATCAACAGCCAACTGGGCTATCGCCGAATGGAATCCGACTGTGTTTTCAATTTTACTTTTAATCGAGTTCGCAGCGTTCTCCGTATATCCAACATCAAGGGCTATTTGTTTCTTACATTTTCCTTTACCACCAAAGAGTCGTTGAGCGTAAGCAAACTGTCTTGGGGTAGCTTCTCCTTTTCTAGTTCTAGGCATTACTTAATTATGAATAAATAAAGGGCTATGTCAATTTTGAGAAGTGAATTCAGAGGTGTCTTTCGATTCCATTGCTAAAGTATTCGGATATTCCTGCTCCATTCCAGCTGGCAATTTTCCATCTTTCACCATTTGTTTTCTCCACTCCCAGTCCGCCAATCGTTCTTCTTCTGTCTGTTTTTCAACAGGAACCTTTTCCACTTTTGGAACATCTTTAAATTCTTCACAGTAAGCAATTAGAGCGTGTTCGATAACCAACGACAGGCTCCAGCTATTTTGTTTAGCAACCTTCTCCAACTTTTCTCTTAAATTTTGGTCTAAATTAAAACTAAATAATTTCTTCATTTTTTTTATTTAAATATTTTCTTAATATACTCCGGACTAAGGCACTGATATTTGTATATTCCTTTTTTGACTGTGCTAGAAGCAAATCTCTAAGCTCCTCTGTCACAACCAAGTGTAAATAAACCTTCTTTTTATAATAAGACATACATTTTATGTTGCTAGTAATAACATAACAGTAACATAAGATGTTGTTAAAATGAAGTGGATAACCTAAAAACGGCACAACCCCAAATACTTGTGCCGTGGATTTTAACCTTATTCTTGAACCTACAATCACTAAAACGGCACAACGGCACAAGTTTCAGGAAACCCCATAGGGCGGTATATATGTATGTACTGGATATATACATATATATTACCCTTACTGACTCTTTGAAAAAATAGATAGTTATGCCGTAAAATATGTCAAGTATGGCTAAGAATAAGGTTTTTGTAACACGGCATAACTATTTCTTGTGCCGTCTTGTGCCGTGGAGTTGTTGTGGTTAAGCCATATAATCACGGCACAAGTATTATAACACGAAGGGGAGGTGGGTTAGTTCGCTTTGCTCACAGTCTAAATAAAATTTGTCCAACCACCCTTTTCAAAAAAATAGACCCGGGGGGGGCTTTTTTTTATCAGAAGTTTAAGTTGGTGAGATAGAATAAAAATAAAACGGAGAAAAGAGGATTGGGTAAATTTTCTTGGTTCGCTGGAAGGTAGGGGACCCATTTTATAAAATAGATGGGGGGGTATGGGCAAAGGGGTCACCCCCTCGCCCGTCCACGCCAAACCTTTTCGCAATCACCATATAATTATTATATTGTCAAACATTTAAAGCTATCAATAGACAGGCATACTATATTGACCGACACCGCCTAGACACCGCTTAGGCTGATACATACATCATCTTTTATTTTTGCGTGCGTTGTGGGGCATTGTAGAGGCTTGAAAAGTTTTGAGAATTAAAAAATAAAATCCCTCCCGCCCTATGATGTATCCCCAGCATACCCGCCCTAGTCATAGCCCTTCATTTTTAAAAGATATCCACAGTTTACCGCTATCAATAACGCTATTTTTTGACCCGCTAAAATACTCTTATTTATAGCCGTATATCCGACACCGCTTTATATATTATACAATGTTTTAGAGCTTGTGCATAGTGTACACCGACACCGCTATCTGATATTATCTTATCAGACACAACGCAGGATTTGCACCGCCGAACGGTAGCAAACATTTAAAAATAAAATTGCGTAGTGTTGAAATGTTATGACTAGAAAAGATTATGTTTTTATCGCAGAGACGATAAAAAGCCAGTTGGTGAATGAGGGCGGGGACTTTGAGACATTGCGGGGATTAGCTTTGCAATTTGCAGGTCGCTTGTCTGCTATCAATGCGAGATTTGACCAACGCCGATTTTTAGAAGCTTGCGGGGTAAATAAATAATATGCGACTAACTACCAAAAAATGGATAGGTGGTTTTATAGTGGGGACGCTTGCGGGCGGGTTGGGAATGTATATAGCAATGGCGAATTTTATCATCAATAACTTTTAAAAATATGACATATCAAAATATCGTAGATGATTTGCCGATTGGTGAATTGATAAACACAGAGAAAAGCCCGTTTTGGTACAAGGCGGGCAAGTATCCAAATTTGACCAAGTTTGGCGACAGATACCAACACGAAAAAGGAAAGACGGGCGATAGGTTTTTAGACGGCAACAACGGCGACAGTTGGAAAGTTTTAGCAATCAATACCGAATATCACAGGGCGATAGTTGAAAACTTATCACAAGGCGGGCGGAAGTTTGTATTTTGGGATTAAAAAAAATAAAAAAAATAATAAAAATTAAAATGAAAAAACTATCAGAGATAAAAGCAGAGGATTTGACTATTAAAGCCCGTGTACTTGCTGACGCTGACGGCGAGGTGGACTATATAAGAGAAGTAGCCGAACACGGGTGCAGTGGTGGAAGTTGTAGCGGGTTGATTTATTACAGCGACACGCACGCCTTTTATAATGAGTATGCAAGCGAGATTGACGACATTTTGCAGGATATTAAAGACCAGACAGGCGAGAGCATACTAGCCACGGCGGAAACGCACGGCGACTTGCGGAATTATCTTGCTTGGTTGGCTTATGAATATACCGCCCAAGAAATAATGAGAGAATTAGACCCCGAGAATTATTAAAAAATAAAAAAAGACAATGAACAATAAAAATTGGCTGGCCGTATTTTTTGAGTACGGCCGAGAAGCAAAAGAAGCAGGATTGCCCGAGGATTATATAAGAGCCGTAATGCACGAAGCAACGGCGAAAGACCGAAGACACTTTGACCAAGTTATGTGGGTTGAATTTTACAAGGTGCGAATGATTAAAAATTAAAAGCTTAACAAATACAACAATGAAAACATACAAAAAAGAGATTGAAAGCCCACGCCTAGTGATTAGATATGACAGCGATATTGAAAGCCCAAGAGAGTGGAACAATGTCGGGTATCTTATCACGAAAGACAGCCGACAATATAGCCCAGATAAAAACCCGCATATTGAGGGGATTGTAAACACCACGGGCGATATTGCCGAGAACCAAGAAGACCATATCCGACTTATTACCGAAGTGTTAAACAATGAGGGCGAAGAGGTGGTTAAAATTTTCCCAGTGGTTAAGTATGAACACGGCGGGATATCTTATAAAATTGGAACGACACACGGCTTTGACTATTCTAACAACGGCTTTTATATTATTACCAAAAAGAGCTTGCAGGATTTTGGGATTGGAGTTGATGAGAACGACTTAGAAAAGCAGGTGAACGCCGAGATTGATTTGTACAATCGTTATATTAACGGGGAGGTTTATTGTTGGGAATTATTTGACGAGAACGGCGAGAGCGAAGGCACGCACGGCGGGTATTATTCTCTTGAGGATATAAAAGCCGAGTTGCCCGCCGAGTGGAAAGACGAAGACTTGCGGGACTATCTGAAAGACTAGCTATGAAAAAATTAAAATGTTTAATTTGCGGGAAAGAGTTTAAGCATTTAGGAAGCCATATTTGGCACGGGCATAAAATACTAGCGAAAGAGTACAAAGAAGAATTTGGCTTGCCGTACAATATGGCTTTGATATCCGATGAGATAAAACTAAAGAAGCAAGACGCATTTGAGCAAGACCGAGAACGCTATGTTGCGAACTTGAAAAAGGCGGGGAAAAAGTACCAGTTTGTCAAAGGACAATCAGGACAACACAGAACAAGCGAACACGAGCGGAAAGCCGTACTGGAACGAATAGAGAACTACAACGCCCGCCGAAAGCCCGAACAATGCCCTGTATGCAAAATGATATTTGACCATTTGGACAGTCATTTGGCGAACAAACATAAATTATTAAGAATTAAAAGTTAAGGTCGGAAAGTTTAATAAGCGATAATCATATTAAAACAAAATGGAAAAACAAGTACCAAAAAACGAGGACGAAGCCCGACAATATGCTATTGATTGGCAGAATTGGGCGGGAGAGCAGAGTTTATCTTATGGTGAGCTTGCCGAATGGGCGAGCGAGTTTGAAAAGATTGGAGAGGAATTTAATTTAACAGAAGAGTTTAAAGAAAATGGAATTATATGAAACCAGAAATTGAACGAGGTATGGCGAGTATGCTTGTTGAGCTAGTGGACGGCAATATCACAGTCAAACACGGAGATGACGGGACTGTTTTGCTAGAGAAAAAGAATGTTGAAGACGGGAGTTGGGATAGGATTTGGGAATTATTAAGAAATTTAAGAACAGTTGAATAATATGAACCTAGAAAAAACAATTGAGAAAATGGGTTGGAAGTTTGAGACCGAAGCCGAGTTGTTTAAGTTTGTGAAAGACCAGTGGGGAATGATTTGCAGTTGGTTGCGGGAACACGAGGGCGAGGTGGACGGATATTTTAAGGTAACGAGCGTAGCCCGTGAGGATTTGGAGGGCATAGGATACGACACGAGCAAGGTTGATGACGCTACAATGCAACGATTGGCGGACAAAATGGCGGACGCTTATTGCGACAATGGCTTTTGGATAGACTTGCCGATTATCGCCGACTATTTAGAAATACCTAAACAAAAATAAAATGGTTACTATAAATTTATACTATGTTTTCTTTTTTCTTTTAGGTTGTTTCGTCACAGACATTTTGATTTTGATTTTTATTAGTTTAAAAAAATAATATGACCAAGAACTTTTATGCAATGGGCTATCACGAACTTGCCTTACACGAAGGGCATAAGCTTAATTTATCCGAGGCAATAGCTTGGTCGTCTAACCGCCCGTACTCTATTGAGATAAGGTGCGAGAACCCCGAGTGCGAGGGTTGCGAACCGCTTTTTGAAATGGATTTTCCGATTGAAGATATGGACAGGAAGCAGTTGGTATTTGCGATTGAAGAACACGGCGGAGAAACCGATGATTTAGAAACCGCCACGGACGATGAATTAAGAGATTTAGTATTAAGTTTTCACGAAGATTAAAAAATAAAACTATGACTGAAAAACAAATTGAAGCTTTGAAGAAAAGAATTGACCGCCTTTATGCAAACATAGAGGCGGAGGTCGGAAGTAGCACAATGGATTTTATCCACGAGCTAGTTGAGTGTGAGATTACTTTAGAAGCCGAGTGTAACAAATAAAAATATGGAAATTGCAATAGTTGCCGTAGCTATAATTATATTAGGAATTATGTTTTTACTTAACAAATAATATGGAAACAAAACTATACTATACCGCCCCGAGCGATGAAATTTTTGAAGAAGTGAAGCAAGCGTCAATGGATTTATGGACGGAACGCTATCCCGAAGCGACAAGCCCTTTTTATGCAAAAGAAAAGGTTGACCGCATTAAAGATTGGGGAAATGTCGGAGATAATCTGATGTCTTTAGTTGCAATGTTTGATAGTGAGAACCAACAGCTTTTATCAATGAGGTTGAGTGACCCCGCCCGTGAAGCTATCCGAGAAAGAATGGTGGACGGAGGACAGCCATTAGCATATATTTTCTTTTAAAAATATGACAAACGAACCAAACCAAAAAATTATTGTGCCTATATCACAAAGTGAGTTGGAGGATTTAATGAGAGAAGAGGATTTTAATTGGACTTTTCCGACAGGAAGCGGAGAGTTGATTGATGTCCACCTTGAATTAGAAGAAGACGGGGATATGGACGAAGACGATGACAGCTAAAACTATGAAAAAAACTTACGACAGCCGAGGATATAGCGGGTACGAATTAGAGATTGAGGGCTACCAGTGCCAGCTCTTTGAAACCCCGCAAGGAAACTGCTCTATTGGCGTACCTATGGGCGACAACGAGTACGACAAGAAAATGTTTGATGATTTGGTGTACTACAACAAGCCCGTCTATCACGCCGACAGCAAAGAAAAAGTGATAGAACAGGTCGCAACATTTATTAGAAACTATAAAAACCAGCCAGCAATATGAAAGACGAAGAGAAACCTATTTGTGATTGTTGTGGGTGCGAGGTGTTTTTTAACCTTGATATTTATGAGCTGACGGGTATGTGCGGAACTTGTAGCACAGGCGAAGCCCGTCTTAATTACGAAGAAGACTAAAATGAAAATAGAAAAAACAAACGAGGAGATAACAAATATCAGAAAGACGACTGTCTATGATTTTATTTTGACCAACGACAAAGGCGAAGAGAAAGAGATACGGATATCCACCTATTATTGTGATGATGAGATGACGGGGTATGACAATGACGAAACTTTTTACGAAGTGAACGACAAAAGAGAAACCGAGATTGATAGTTGGGAAGACTTTGTGGAAAAGTTTTTTGGTGAGGACGCTGACGCTGATGAAATTTTGGACGAGATACACGATAAAATGAAAGAAGACTAAACTTTTTCCTATTGCGATTTTTTGGTGAGTGATATACTTATACTATGACAGTGAACAGAATAATTGTCTTGGTGATATTCGCTTTATTTGTTTGGGCAATGATGGTGATTGTTGCTGAATAAAAAAACGGATATTAAATTAGGTCTTTATCACTTTGAAAGAAAGGGAGTATTAAGATGTGCAAAACAAAAGTATGCCCGCAATGTCGGAAGAACCGCATTGCCGAAACACAAGCAGTCTGTTACCAGTGCGAAGAAAAACTGGAACGAGACCGCAACGCCCGCCGTCTTTCCCACCAGCGTATCCTCGCTGACATTCAACGCCGAGACACTGAACTGTATCGGAGCTGAACCCGCCTTTCTACCTGCCAAGGTCGCCGTGTACCTATCCTTAAACACGGCTTTTGTCTGGAAAAAGTTATCCCCCTTTTCATCTTGTTTTCATTTTTTAGTGTCGGTGCTATAATAAGGACGATTTAATTTCTCTAGTCAAGAAACAAAATCTGGTCGGGAGATTTCCGACTTATTAGCTAAAAAATGGTGGTAGTCCACTAAAAAAAGTATGTGCAAAAACAAGACCTAGAAAAGCGTAGAGAACGGGGACGAAGAAGTTATGCCCGTCATCGGGAAAAAATAATTGCCAAAACAATTAAGTGGCAAAAAGATAATCCCGACAAAGTAAAAGAAAGCAGAATAAGATTTAAACTTAATAATCCAAATTACCGAAAAAATCTTAAACAAGAAAATCCAGAAAAGTTTGCCGAGCAAAGATTCAAGTCGTTAATGTGGAGAATAAAAGTAAAAATGTCTTATGAAGATTTTAAGCTTATGCTTAAAAAACAGAATGGTAAATGTGCGATTTGTAGAGAGCCAGAAGTTAAAAGAAGAATGTCGGTTGACCATTGCCATAAGACGGGGAAAGTAAGAGGGTTATTGTGCCAAATGTGTAATACTTCTCTTGGCGGGTTTAAAGACAATCCGAAGTTGTTAAAAAAAGCGATAAATTACTTAAATAAAAAATGATAGTATTCTATCAAATAAACATATGGGACTAGAAACTAGACAAGAGGGCAAATTCATAACTATATTGGGCGGAAAATTTTGTATCCGTGTTCCGCAAGGAACGGAAGGTGCAGTAGAGCGAGTGAACAAGTTGGGTAAAACTGTTTACGAAAAATTTTATGAGAAATTCACTGGTCGCCTCGTTAGTATCAAAGTAACGGACGGGACATACGGCAAGAGTTGGAACTTTGGTTTCAAAGATAGCGAAGAAGTTTATACATTGCAGTTGAGTTATAGCAATTCATTTGCCACCGCTTTCTTGAAGATGTTGCCGAACATTGATTTGGATAAAGAGATGACTGTCTCCCCTTCTGTTAAAGAAGTGGACGGCAAGAACAAAAGCTCTCTGTTCGTCAATCAAGACGGCCAGCCAATCAAGCACGCTTACACTATGGCTGAACCGAACGGCTTGCCTCAAATGGAGCAAATTACGATTAAGGGTGAATTAGTTTGGGACGATACAAAACGCTTGATATTCTTACAGGAAATGGTGGACACGAAGATTATTCCAAAACTCCACACCGCCACAGCCGAAGCTGGAATTGTCGCTAGTGCAGGATTAGAAGGAGAAACTGTCCTAGATGATAATGGCGAAGATATAGATGCCGAGGATGTGCCATTTTAAAGAGAGCTAAAAATGCAACAATCAAATGCAACACAATCAACAAAATAATATCAGTAGCAAAATGAAGACAGTCAGACCTTGGGGGTTTAGTTGCATTTACCCTCGCACAGGCTCTGGCTGTTTTCATTTTGCTACTGATATTTGAGTTGGTATATTTCTATGAAAAAAAACGCAACGCCATTTTTAAATATCCCTACCAAACTTAACGACTATGTTCGCTATGGTAAAAAGTGGCGGGAAAAAAATCTCGATAAGCTTAAAGCCCAGCGACAGAGATACCAGACTAAACACAGGAAAGAACTTAACGATAAACTAAAGATTTGGCAAAAAGAAAACCCCGAAAGAATTATAAAATATCGGAAATCCTATGAAGAAAATAATCCAGAAAAGTTAGAATTAAAAAATTTTAGAACAAAAGCATATTTTTTGAGGAAGATTGATTTGTCTTTTGATGAATTCAAAACCCTCTTAAAAAAACAAAAAGGACTTTGTGCTATTTGTACTAAGCCGGAAACTTCCAAACACCAGAGCGGAAAACAACGACTTCTTTCAATAGACCATTGCCATACAACAAACAAGGTTCGGGGTTTGTTATGCAAAAAGTGTAACAGTGCCATTGGCTTTTTTGAAGACAACCCTGTCTTAGTAAAGAAAGCTTATGATTATTTAATAAAAACCAAAAATGAAAACAAAGCATAAACCATTTTTGGAATTTTTTCCAAATCACTGTTACCGATATATTGACCAGACGGGAGCGGGAAGACCGCCTGTTTCCTCTACTGAAAAACGAGATGACCTCAATATCCAAGGCTATGAGGCGTATTTTACCGTGAATGGATTTAAGAACGCCCCGAACGCCCAGAAAGAAAACTGCTCATCACTCAATGCTTTCTTTGTGGACATTGACGGACGAAAAGATTTGGAAGAACTGGAAGAAATCAAGAAGAAGCTTGACCCGACTTTTATATTAGAAACGAAGAACGGCTACCACCTTTATTGGTGCTTAGACGAGTCGATTTACAAAGACGAAGTATCTAAAGAAGAATGGGAACTGGCAGTGGTTCGGTGGGAGAAGATTGAACAAAGTATCGTTACCGCCCTGAAAGCTGACCCCGCCGTCAAAGACCTGACCAGAATTCTAAGACAGCCGAATACTTTTTATTGGAAGAAATCCGGCGGAGCGTGGATTGAGGGAACTGATGATGTTTTCAAAATTGTTGGACGATATAAAGAAGAAGCGAACCGCTACACAATGGAGCAGGTAGAAGAGGTCTTTCCAGTTGTGGAACAGACTCTGACTTTCTCCAATGTCGCCAATCCGTCTAGTGAGAAGGCCAAGAAGATGAGTGAAGCGGAAAAGCGGAATTTCTTTGAGCGGGTGAACGAAGCCTATCCAATGGAGGAGCGGGAGAGCTTTAAACGGCTCATTTCGGGGAAAGAGGGCACATTACCCGCCTCGGGTCTTAGAAACCACGCCTTGCTCATCACAGGGACTCTGGCACGGCAAGCAGGGTGGACAAAGGATAAGTTTTTAGCTCATATCAACAAGGTGGGGTGGCACGGCATAGAGAAGGAGCGGGGCGGGGCTCAAGAAATAATGAACACAATCAACAGTGCCTTCTCTGGTGGCTACACCTATTCCTATAAAAACGAAATCATTGCTCACAATATGAGCGAGGAGGAGCAGATGAAAATTCAAGACGCTTACACGGGAGTTTTGAAGTCCCGCCGAGAAGCCGACAAGGTGCGATTTTCCAATTACGAACGGGAGATTTTGGCTCAACATCCCCACCTAAAAAAGAACGAAATCGGAATTGTCTTTGACTACAAGGACGGGGTGTATGAAATGCTGACTGACCAACAGGTATCGGACATTGTTTTGAATGGCCTTTACGAAGATATGTTGTGGGGCTATCGGACGAAGAAAAATGTCTCTGACAAAGTAGCCTGTCTGATATCAATTATTCCCAGCCTTGAAATATCGGACGACCACGGTTTTTGGATAAATGTAAAGAACGGTCTATTGAACATTTATACCCGAGAATTGCGACCACACACACCAATGTTTGTGTCCTTAATCCAATATCCTGTCGTTTATGACCCGAAGGCGACCTGTCCGACTTGGGATATGTGTATTCACGATTGGATGGCCGGGCCGGAATGTGAAGAAAAAATTACTTTGCTGAAACAATACTGCGGATACATTTTGTCGTCTTCTATGCACTACGACCGAGCTCTGTTTATGGTTGGTGACGGCGGAAACGGCAAGAGCACTTTCATTGATACCATTGCAATGGTTGTTGGCACGCAAGCCACTTCCCATATCGACCTCGAAGCCCTATATGGCCAATTTGGTATGCAGGGACTCGTGGGGAAGAGATTGAACATCATTGAAGAGGTGGCTGGTAATTACTACCAGAGCAACAAATTAAAAAAGCTTATTTCTGGCGAAGAAGTGACGATAGACATAAAATATAAGCCTCAATTTACTTTCCGACCGCAAGCGAAATTCGTGTTCTCGGTGAATATGTTCCCGAGGGTTGATGACACTTCTACTGCTACCGAACGCCGAATTTGTGCGGTGACTTTCCGCAACAATTATCGTAAAAATCCGAACTTCCAATTACGGTCTAGCCGTGGTTTGCTCGCTAAAGAACTCTCCGGAATTCTGAACTGGATGTTGGACGGAGCGTGCGATTTGGCCGAGAAGAAAAATTTCATCATCACCGAAGAGCAGACTCAAATGCTGAACGAGTACCGCCAAGAAAATTCCTCGGTGGAAGGTTTCATCTCGGAGTGTATTTTACTTGACCCAGAGGAGTCGGTAGATGTTCCAACTCTTTACGCTGAATATAAAAAATGGAGTCAATCGGACGGAGGGAGAAAGATTAAAGCTAACATCACTTTCACTAAAGAGGTAAAAACCTACGGAGCTAAAAATGACCGCTTTGGTTTCAGGCCCCGAGACCACGGAAGTGATGAGGCGAAATTTATTGGTATTAGGTTGAATCCGTTGTGGACAAAACAAAGCAATCCAAATGGCGGGTTCGGTAACTTTTAAAAAATAATTATAAAATATGGAAAAAGAATTTAAAATAATTTGCGAGAACGGAAAAGTTGATGTTTCTGACGGGTATCACACTTTTGATGAACTTTATAATCATCGAATCACTCTGTTTATCGCTTTGTGTAAAATGACGATGGCCAACACTTATGTGAATCTCGATATTTGGAGGTCTCAAAAACATTCTGATGGGTCAAATATAGATGGCTGGTTTATTCTTGGAATAAACAAAAAGAAAGGAGAACAAATCACCTATCATTTACCAAACGAGCGGTGGCAAGAAACCAGTTTTGCAGAGACACTAGAAACCGCTCCAGAATGGGACGAGCATACTCCGGAAGATGTTTTAGAGAGACTAAAAAATTTATAAAAAAAATGAAAGCATTAAAATTGAGAGGAAAAAATAAAGGGGAAGAGGTTGAAATCAGTCAATGGTGTAATGATTGGTTCTCTCTGATGAATGGAGATATCGTATCACCAACCTCATTAGCTTTTAAGTCAAAAGATTTCAAGATAATCTGCGACCATAAAAACAATGGGATGTTATTCGGATGGTTTGAACCGGCATTATCGCCAGCTTGGTGTGGAAATTTCATCTATACTTTTAAAAAGATAAAAAGGAGGTTTTCTAATGATTAAAAAAATGTCCTGCAAAATAAGACGAGGGAGAAAATATAGTTTGTATCCAAACGGTGTGGTTTACGAGGGTTCTAAATACATCACCACTATTGCCGACAATCGGCTACTGGAGCAATTTCAAGAAGAGAAAATGACGAAAGATAAATTTGATGAAATTATTAGCGGAGGGGAAGATGCAATAAAAAAATTCTATGTCAAAAAATTCTACGACAAAAAGTAATCGGCCGAAATGCTATTACTGCAAGATTCACGAGTCCGAGGAGAAATGTATTTATTGTACTCGTTGCCGATTAAAAATGGCGAAAGGGGAAATCCGGTCGAACTATGGGACAGAGAGAATTTGTCAGATTTGCGGAAAAGAAATCAACGAGATGAAGCCAGCCTCCAATGTTGTCTGTCGCCAGTGTATAAACGAAATATGATTCCACCACTTTATGAACATCAGAAAAAAATCATCAGAGAAGACCGAAAGCGGTGCGGTCTTTTCCTCGGTACTGGTGCATCCAAAACAAGAACAGCTTTGGAAATGGCCGAAGGTAAAGTCCTCGTTATCTGCCCTAAACAGCAACGAGAAGATAAAACTTGGCAAAATGAAAACGAAAAATGGGGGACGAAAAAAAATCTGACTGTCATCTCTAAAGAAGACCTACGGCGAGACTGGGATATCTTACCGGTCTACGATACTGTCATCATTGACGAGTGCCACTACAATCTCGGAGTTTTACCGCAATTAGTCCAGAAAAATAAAATTCAGAGACCCAAAACTTCCCAGATTTTTGAAGCCACGAGACAATTTCTGATTAAAAATCCTCCAAAAAGATTTTACTTGCTCTCCGCCACACCAGTCTCCAAGCCGTTGAATATCTGGGCGATTGCCACTCTTCTTGGTCAAAAATGGGACTTCATCGCTTTCCGTTACAAGTATTATATTGAAATCAGAATTGGTGGGACGAGGAGAATTTGGATGCCGAAAAAGGGAGATGAATTGAAATCCCAACTGGCGGAATTGGTGCAGAAATTCGGCTACACTGGCGGGCTCAATGACTTCTTTGATGTCCCCGAGCAGACCCATAAAGTCGTGGAGATTGAATTGTCGCCGGAACAAAAAAGAGGGATTTCTGAATTGCAATTTGCTGAAGCCGACCCGCTGGTACGCCGAGCCCGACAGAGAACGATTGAAAATGGAGTGCTCTACGCAAAAAAAATTGAAGAGATAAACCAGTACACTGACAAGATGAGTAATGAAACGAGAATTTTCCCGTCACGAAAAATTGATTACATTTTGGAGCGAGCAATAGAGTTTCCGAAGCTTCTAATCTACGCCAACTACACCGCCCAAATCAATGAAATCGCCAAAGCGTTACGGGATGAAGGCTACACTGTTTCCACCCTGACTGGAGCAACAAAAGACCGCACCTTTATAAAACGAGTTGATGAATCCTCTGAACCGCACATCATCATTGCTCAAGCCAGTATCTCATCCGGTTACGAATTACCGAGCTTCCCGTGCGTTATCTATGCCTCAAAATCTTGGAAATATGTGGACTACGAGCAGTCATTAGGACGAGTGCTCCGGTCGAACCACTTGAAGAAAAATCTCTACATTCATTTGATTGTGGACGGGTGCGACAGTGATTGCCACGAGGCGATTATGTCGGGCCAAGATTTTCAGGAAAAATTAACCTTAAATATATAATGGAACAGGAAATATATAGTAGGTTGGGGTGGATAATCTTTTGGTTAGTAATGATATTCATTTTTAAGTGATAAAGTTATCCCCAGATAGATGTTGACACCGTTGTCGGTGTCTGATAAACTTACAGCAGAAAATATCAAGGTCGAAATTATAAACAATAAAAAATACCAATATGGACTTATCAACAAGGAGTATCGTGGAATTGAAAGCAATGGGTTATGACCAACTAGCGATTATGGAGAACGCTCAAAAGAATCTCGGAGCAATCAATCAGGAATTAGCCAGTCGCCGGGTGATGGCCGATAAAGAGCCGGGGGAAACAACTCCGGAAAAAGATGAAGAAGGAAGCTAAGTGGCAGACAGTTTTCAATCAGTATGTGCGAGAGAAAAAGCTTTATGGGTTCTTTGAATTAAAACAAACAAACTTAAAAACTTTTCCTTTTGCTAAGATTGAAATAGTGCAGTATGACGGTTTGCAAGCAACGGAGAAAAATGGGTTGGTCTGGAAATTGTCCGATGAAATCTCCCGTCCAAAACCCTGTGATAGTTTCTCCATTCCGCCACTTCCGTCTTATGTTGTAATCAAGTTTGAAGACGGATTCTACATGATACGAATTGGAGTGATTGTGGAAATGCGGGAATCCGGGCTCATCTCGATTACTCGAGACCAAGCCGAAAAATTAGCCGAGAAAATTATTAAAATAAGTAAATAGAAATGTTTTACGCAATCATAATCCTGTCTGTTATCGTTTTTGTCCAAATCTTTGAAATTAGTAATTTGAATCGGGATGTTCGTAGACTAAAGGAAGTCAGTACAATCTTAATGAAGGATAAATTAAAAAACGAGGCTGGGAAAATCATGAAGGGGTTGGGATCCGACAGAGAGGAAAAACTATATTCCAATTTTCGATAGCGAAGGTTGGGTAAATAGAAAGGTCGTAAGAGAAAATAAAATTAAAAAAATCCATGAAGCCAAGGAAAACAGAACCATTCGTAAGAATCAACTCAAGGGTTAGGGCTGACCAATTGAAGTTTGTGAAAACTTACGCAAAAGCCAGAAAGATTGGAGAAGGACAAGCCCATCGAGATATCTTAGATTCATTTATATTAAGCATAAAACCAAAGAAATAAAATGCAACAGAACACATACGAGGAGTACGCCATCATTGATGCCAAGATTGCCGAGTTAGAGGCTCAAAAAGCCCCGCTCCGGGTAAAGATTTTGGAAGAGATGGTTGATAGAGGAGAAAAAAAGGTCGAAACCCCATTTGGAAGTTTCTCGGTCTCACCACGCAAGACTTGGACCTATACGGAAAAAGTCAGTGAAGCAGAAGAAAAATTCAAAGCATTAAAAGCCAAGGAAGAATCTACCGGTGACGCAACATTCACCGAGACACCTTCCCTTCGATTTACTCAAGTCAAATTATAAACATGAAAAACGCAACAAAAAAAGAAAAGAAAGTGGTCGCTCCTAAAGTAGCAAAAAAGGTTTTGGCCAAAAAGAAGCCAGTCGCTAAAAAGAAATCATCAGCTAAAAAAGTTGTAGTTCAAAAAAAGGTGGAGATGATTAGCTACGCAATTAAAATGGTCATTCCGACCGGAGCGTACGCCAACATCCAACCGGAAATAGTTGTCAAAGCCGGTGATATGGAAACTGCTCACGCCTTTATCGCACCCCACATCAACAAATTGTGGAAGGAATACTACATGGTCAGTGAGCGAGTCAATCAACCGGCTCCAGTTGCCCCAAAAGTTGATACAACCCCCAAGCCGGCCCCTAAAACAGCGGAAACGGCCCCTGAAGCTCCAAAATTGCCCGTAGATGAGAATAACAAGGTAAATGTGGCCACAGTTGTCCCTCCAGCCCCAGCTAGTGCTGTTGCCCTCGACAAAGCCAGTAAGGCAATCTCATCTTGCATGAGTTTGGAAGCCCTGAATTTGATTTCTACGCAGGTTGAAAAGTCAGTGAAGCTCACTGATGACAACAAAGTCGTATTACGAGCATTGGTTGTTGAAAAA